GTAAAGTCGTTGCTAAATGTTGCTAAATCTTGGCCAGATAATCCTGCAGCTTTGCCGAATGTGCCGAATGTGCCTGCGGCTTGCAAAACTGCATTCTGTGATTGCCCTAAAGAACTTGCTGCAGTCTTAGCAAAGTTTTCAATACTTGCAGCGCCTTCACCAAACACGACATTAACTTTGCTTAAGTTTTCTTCTAAGTCTGACGCTGCCATGATTGCTGGGCCTGCCGCTGCTGCTAATCCTGCAAGCGCTGCAGCCGCTGGTAGGGCTGCCTTCTTAATGGCGAACTGAGCCTTTTCGCCGGCAGTTTCTAGTTGTTTAAATTCTGCAATTGCTTTAGAAATGCCTTTGCCGTCATATTCTGAAATAATCGGTATAGATAATGCCATTACAAACCTTTCTGCACTGTGCGAGACGCTTCAGCAATAACCTGTTTCATTTCTGTTTCAATGCCTCTGCGTGAACGGTAAACGGCAGGGCCAATGAATCGAGTCCGACCCGCAGTTACTGGCGACAAATTGTTGCTTAATCGGTTTGCGTTTGCGCGACCTGCAGTTTCGAATATTGCTGCAGCCTGATCTTTTTGGATAATAAGAATTACGCCGATTGCGTTGCGCCTAGTATCAAATTTCATTTGCACACCTGCTTTTGCTTTAGCAACGCTAAAACCTTTAATTTTTCTGCCGTCTTTTTTTTGTGTCCAATCGCGCGACATTCCAGACAATGGCACTTGTGTGTACATATTTTTGGCGGCATCAATTGCTGGTTGTGCAACTCGTGTTGCCGATGCTTTAAATTCTTTGGCAAGTTCTTTGTCAAGTTTGTTTAACTGATTGATTGTGTCCTTGACACCGACAACCTCGATGCGTGCAGTAGTTGTCATTGTTGTTGCTTTTGTATTATGTATGCAACAGTCGCAAGATCGCGCGCCTCAAATGGTATTTGGGTTGGCCACCACCCTAACGACACAAGCATTTCTGCTAACTGCCTTCGGTAAGTGCCAACCCCGTAGGGTTTCCCACTGTCTCATCTACACCTGATATTTCCATCATTGGATTTGCTTTAACCCATTTGCGCCAATCCACTGGCAATGTGTCGCCACGCATTTTAAGAATTAGATATGCCCAGCAACATAGGTCGCTGTAGCCAATGCCTTTATTGTCAGCAACTTTGCGATCTTCTATGCGTTCCCATTCACAAACTACAAATAGGTTTGTTGTTAACTCGAATGCTGGCTCGCCGTCATTCATGTCAACTTTAATTTTAATTTTCATGCGTGTACCTTCCCGGTTGGTCTTGCGTTGTTAGTTCTCAGCGGCCAATGCCGCGCGATCATGCGACCGCTTTAGTCAATACGCCACCAGTGAATGTAAGTGTGATTGTTGACAGTTCGCCAAGTGATGCGTTAATTGGCGTATGTGCCGACAAGTATGCGCCTGTCAATGTGTAGGTCGGGTTTGTGGCTGTTGCAGAACCTGTAGCAGGTGCAACAATCAAAGTTGTTTGGATACCGACAAGACCGTAGATCGTTGCCTCAGTTTCTGACGCTGCATACGACTGGTACAACTCAACTTCTATGCTGTTGTTTTGCAATGATGTCACTGTTGACGCGCCGTATTTGCGTGCCGTATCACCAAACGCTGTAGTTTCAAGTTGCTCTAACACATAATTAACAGTTGCGCTGGTGCACTGATCTTGCAAGTCAACTGAGTTAATCGTTACTTTAGGGTTTGATAGATAGACGCTGGTAGCCATGTGGGTTAATCCTTTTGCTCTGTGTTTATAGTTTTAGCAGATTTTTTAGGTTTGAGTGGGGATAGATGCCCAGAGTCAACTAAAAACTCTAGATCAGTTGTTAGTTTGCCTAGATCAGCCTCTCGAATGATGTCGCCAAATTTGTAACCGCTAAGTCTGTGGCTGGTAACTTCGTAATCCATTAGGTTGTGCTCGCTTTCATTTGTATGTTTAACGATAGTGCAGGGTAGTCAACACCGCCGATAGTGAGCGTGGTGGGTCGGCCGTCAGTAACCGCAACTTTGGCTGCTAAAACTTTGGCTGCGACATTGAGAGCGTTGCGGTATGCGTCTGCGTTGCTTGGCCCGAGACTGATAACTGTGACCGGTATTGAGATGTCAACAATGTTGGCGTTAAATGCTGTGAATGACATTGCGTCTAAGAGCACACACGGCGCTTGCACATTGCGCGTGTCGGTTATGCACACTAAGCCTGTGACTGCGTTGAGTGTTGTGGCAAGGTTATTAATTGCCGTGTTAAATAGATCGGTGTATGCCTGTGCTGCCATTAAGCAACCTGTGGTCTGTCAACACCAATTAACTGTTTAACCAGTGGCGACAGTCCGTTAGTCGAGCCTTGAGACATGCCATCAAATGATGCAAAGTCAGATATTCCACCCCGCTGGCGATACAAAGCGCCACCATACATGATCGTGCCTAGCGTGACATCGCCACCGGGCGAAGTAGTAAGACTGTCAAAATATCCGCATTCCTGTCGTCTGCGATAAATGAAATTGTTTGCAGCGCTCGCGCACTGTGTAACAAATGTTGTGTCGTCAGCGGTTGCTGTAGCGATACCTAGCCATGTCAATATTTGTGCTGCAGTAATCCAAGTACAAGTCTGGGTATAGGTGACGGTGCCTGAGTAGTCAATAACAAATTCAACACTTGTGCCAGTGCACGCATACAACACCTGATTAGGCACTGGCACATTTTCGTCAAATAGCAGTTCGCCAGTAATTGAGTCAATGCCTGTAAATAAATATTGTGGCAATGCAAGCACCGTAAATGTGCCTGAGAATGGTGCTGCTAATCCTGAAACAGTTACTGACTCGCCTAACGCAATTTCGTTTGCTTCAAGCGTGCTTATGCAGGCGTAGTTGTTTAGTAATTGTTTAGTTTGTGTTTTGTAAGTTGCCATAGCGGTTGAGCCGCTACTCGACTAGGCCAGCGCTAGTTTTTGCAAGAAAGCGGCTTTTGCCACAAATGTTGCAAAGTAGCCGTAGTAACTAAATGTGCGTTCGAGTTGTGAAGGTACTTCTACCGAAACAATGCCTTTTTGCTGTTCGTAAACTTCAAAGCCCGGTGCGTATGCAACGATCATTGTATTTGACGCATAATTATTGTCAACAATCAATGTCAAACCAAGTGGATTGAGTGACGAGTATGACAAGTTTGCGCCTGCTGTACCAATTGAGTTTTGACTGATGACATTGTTGCCGTTAATTGCTGGAAACAATGGGCGTTTTGAAGTGTCTAATTGGCGACCAAGCAATTCCCAAACATTAGGCGACACAAACAAATGTGTCGGAAAAAAGTTTGAAATACTTGCAATGTTGACTGCTGCACCATAAAGCGCTGTCATCAATGACGATGGATCTGTTTGGTTAACTGTCCATGTCACACCCGAAGTTGCACCGCCTGCAACCATGTTGTCTGCAGCAATGTCGTCAGTCTTAATCAAGTATTCGCCAGCCAAGTCATTCAAAACTAAATTCATTGCTGCTGGGTCTGTGAAGTCCATGTCTTGATAACTCATTGTGACTTGACCTGCAACAGTGGTTTTGGTAACCGTGTTAGATGCAATCACCATTGTCGTTGCACTAACTGCACTGCCTTCAGTTTGTGTTGCAGCGCTTGTATGCGTTGTGATTGTTGGTCGTATAAATGTTTTGCTTGGTGTGTTGGGCATTGCGCGTGCGCCCAATGCAGTAACAACTGGTCGCACAAAATTCAAGTCTTGAAATAGTGGCCCAAGTACAGGTACTGGCAAAAGTCCCGGAGTGTCAGTTGTGAGAATGTCGCCTGCGGCTGCTTGCAACGCTGTTTGTTGTTTGCCTAACGCTGCTTTGTATGCCAAATTCACTTTTGCAAATGTGTCGCCACCAATGTGCATTGCTGCAAGATATTCGCCTGGTGATGGCATTTTGAATTCTTGTTTTGGTTGTGCCCAGAGTTTGTCAACTACTGATGCTGCAACTTCTGCTTGTGGTTCTACTGATTCAATCATGATTTTCTCCTGTGTAGGTATTACTTCATTTAACTCTATTTTTTTGACTTCTTGTGGGATACTCGCTGCAACATCTGTGATGACTGCACCGCTAAACGCGCCGTGACTAACCATGCTCAATTCTGTCCAATCGGCTGCTTCAACAATCATCACGCCGTCAGCGTCATAACTGAACTTTGTCGGGTTAATGCCAACAGATACTGAGTCAATTACGCCGTCATTTGCAAGTGTCAAATATTCGTCACCTAGTCGAGTAGCGCTTATCTTTGCTGTAAACATCATGCCCTGTGGCGTGTCTACACGCTCAGTTAATTTGCCAATGATCTGGTTTGAGTCGTGTTGGCCGTAAAGTTTTGGTGCGCGACCGTCAACAGGTAACGCGCCTTGCATGATGCGTACTTGTGTGCCGTCTGCAACTGTTGCTGTTTCGTTGTAAGTTACTGCAATACCACTGATTGAGCGGCGCGGTAATTCCCCTACCGCACCAGCGTCAACCGTGATCAGCGAAGGGACTAATTTGATCATGTTGGCGATACTACATCAACTGTCTCTGGCATTTGTGGCATGTCGTGATTAGTTAGCGAGTACTCGCCAGTCAAATAATCCTCTACATCAAATTCGACATAAACGCCGTTAGGCAAAACATTGTTTTGTGACAATGTGCCAGCGATGCAGTCGGCGTATGCGCGCACACCAAATGTCCACAAATCCATGCGAGACTCGGCGCTTGACTGGTACGAGTACGAGCCGACACTGATGCCTGCAAGGTATGGCGGTATGTTGCAAAGTCGCGCCATTTCCATCGCCTGAAACTCTGCCGAGTCAATAAGCAACATCTTGTCAGGGCTAGTCAATGTCTCGGTGGAGGTAACAAATTCGTTAAGCGCTGCAGTCTGGTTAGTTTCGCGCGCATGATTAAACGATGCTGCAAGATCAGCCAATTCTTGACCGCTCAAAGGCTCGCCACCAGTTTGGCGCAATATTCCTGCCGGGATTGCGCTACTGCTATTTCGATACCGCGCTGCTTCAAGTTTTAGCGCTGTCGCTACCGCTTGCGTTGACTGGTACACAATGCCTTGTATTGGTGACAAGAATTGCACAACATCATTTGGGTCTAACTCGCCACCTTGAAACATTATTCGTTTTGATGGCGCAAACCACACTGGCCCTGACTGATCTAATGTTTGCACCATTGCTGCAGGTAGTCGAGTAAACGATGCAGGGAATCCGTCAGCGGTACGAGATGTAATGTACCAAAATGCGCGACCAAAGAAAAACAAATCGTCAAATGTCCACGACATAATAAAATTGTTTGGCAATGTTGGGTCAATTTTTTTAAGCCAAGTTCTAGGGGCTTGAGGCAATTTTTCCATTTCGTCGCCATTCCAAATTAACGAAAATTGTTTGAGCGACATGCAGCCAATTACTGATGCCATGAGATCGCGCGCTCGACTAACTGTCGGCACACTCATTGCCTTATTGCGCGCGTCGCCTTCAATGTACGAGTAGTACTGACCGATCATGCCAGCGCCACCGTTATTAGATGACTGATAATAACTACCAGACGCGGCTGCTTT